CTCTCCAGAGCATCCTTGTGGTTCTGGAGAGGGGAGTTTCCATTTGCCGAATACCTATCCACGAAGTGATCCCAGATACTATTGGGATGACCTTGTAAGACGAGCCCTAACACGGAGAATCCCATGGCTGAACCACGTAAGCGTCCCGGCGATGTAACTGGTCGCGCATCCGAGATCCTGGCTGAGAAGGCCAAGCAGGATGGCATCATTCGGGATAAGGAAATGACTCTGCTCACCATCCAGTCCGAGCAGGCGAAGTCGGAAGTGATTGACCTCGTTCAGCACGAGGCAGTCGTTGATGCCGAGGTAGTCCTGGTGGACGCGCCTCCCGTCAAGATCCGGCTGAACTCCACCCTTGAGCACGTCACCATCGGTGCCGGTACGGACTACAACTTCGATGAGGGACAGTCCTACATCGTGCCGAAGAACGTGGCCGACCACCTGGAAGAGAAGGGCTACGTCTGGCACTGAGCCAGACTCCCTACAAAGTTCGGAAGGCTAGATAATGGCTGGTGCTACCGGGTCCTCTGCCAAGTGGGCTCTGAACATGCTGCTTGGAATTAGTTTCAAGTACACGAGCACGTTCACGACTTACCTGATGCTCCTGACGGTAGACCCAGACGCCGCTGTTGGTGGAGGCCCCTTCTACGACCCGACGCTTGCCGAACTCACGGAACTCTCGGCGACTGGATATGCCCGTCAGGCAGTGACCTGGGTTGCAGCCGCCGAGGGATCCTATTCCACGGAAGCCGTGAACTCGGCCGATATCAACTTCGGGCCTTTCACCGGCTCGACGGGTAGTGGTGCGGATCCGATCATCTTCGCGGCTCTGACTACGGCAGCCAGTGGAACGACAGGTGACGTTCTCTGGACCTGGCCGACGGGTGGTCCTCTCAGCGTGGCTCAGAACGTCCCTATCCTCTGTCCGGCCGGAAGTCTTGTGGCCGACCTAGCGTCATACCAGGGCTGAGCCATGAGCATCAAGGGACACGGGCTCGCTACCGTCCGGGACGCCTCCGGCCTGCTCGTGCAGGAGGTAGCGTTCACGAACCTGGGGACCGACGCCGGGGATCTCTACCATGCGTCTCAGGTCCTTACAGGGGTAGGACCTGCCTACGCTACTGCACCGGCTCCTCTGACCGGCATGAAGTTGGGCTCCAACCTGTCGACTTCTGCGGCCAAGAATGGTGCTGGAGCAGCCCTGGTGGCCTACCTGCCCGCTTCGAATCAGGCCTTCGACACCTCCTTCCCCAAGGCCGTCAACCTCGGCCCTGGGGCTGGCGTAGAGGCTGTCTACCAGGCAACGTGGGGGATCGGGCAGGTCAACTCCTCTAACGTCAACGAGATCGCCCTGGTCACTGATGCAGGCACGGATGCGACCTCTGATGCAGCACACACGGTTGCTCGGGCGATCCTGCCGGAGACGGTAAACCTGCTCACTGGTGGTGTGTTCAGCCTGGTCTGGTACATCCTCTTCCTGGCCGACTGATGTATCTGGCGGGGGATAACGCCGGTATCAGCGACCGGATCGCGGTCAGCCTGGTCCATCCTCGCTCGGATTCGGCGGGGGTAAGCGACCATATCTCCTTCACTCTCCAGCCCTACGGCCTGGAGCGAAAGACAACCGTTGAGCCTCGGACACTTCTCCTGGCCGAACGAGGGGCCTATCAGGGCTCCGTGGTAGACGCCCCGCTACAGCGACCAAGACCAATGGCGACCGACTGACTGCCACAATAGAAACACCGAGGAAGGAATACCCCCGATGGCTTCTGCGCAGTCAATCCTGGACCGTGTTCGCCGAGAACTTGGCGACCGGGCAGAGCCGTTTCAGGCGACCGTCCAGGGTGACGGATCCCTGACCTTCATCGACCTGCCGAGGAACTTCATCATTCCCCAGGCGTTGGTTATCACGCACATAAGCAACAACACGATCACCCAGTTTGCGCTAAACACCGACTACACCCTCGACGCTGACAACGGGGAGATCACCCTGACCGCCCCGCTCGCCTCTGAGGCGATGCTTGCTATCAGCGGTCAGGCCTACTCCCTGTTCTCCGACACCGACATCGGCGCGTACATGGCCGACGCGCTGGCCCAGCACACCTCAGCCCGCACCGTGCAGCAGCGCTACGTGGACGGTAACGGTTTCGTGCAGTACATCGAGACTCCGCTGTCCCTGGTGAACCTGGACCCGGTCGAGGAGATGCCTGTGGCTCTCCTGGCCACGATTCAGGCCTTCTGGACGCTGCTGACCGATGCTGCCACCGACACCAACATTCAGTCGGCCGAGGGAACGTTCGTAGACCGAGCACAGCGCTATCACCAGATGACCGAGCAGATCGACCGACTGACCAACAGGTACAAGGACGTCTGCCAGCAACTGAACGTGGGCCTCTACCGCATAGAGGTCTCCAACCTTCGCCGCGTATCCAGGACCACGAACCGGCTCATCCCGGTCTACAAGGAGCGCGAGTACGACGACAACAAGCCGTACCCGCAGCGGATCCTGCCCCCGATTGATGACCGTGGCGAGGACACCTCGGGTGCTCCTGAGCAGGGCTACTGGGGCTGGTGGTAAGCGATGGCAGCGACCGACAACCTCAACTCTGACCAGTTCAAGCAACTGCCTATGTTCATGTCAACCAACGAGATCAAGAAGTCCCACACTCCTCTAAATGGCGACCTCAGGAGTACCTGGAGCGATCGCGACGATCAGTGGGATACAGAGACTCCCGAGCATTTGTACGGCAGGAAGTATTCGGAAGCGATGCGCTCTAGCGTCCAGGGTCAGAACCTTTCCGACCAGGACTTCCCAGGAGATAAGAGGTCATTGCGTGACCACATCGTAGACGAAGGTGTACACCACCCTATCCAACTAGAGGTCCCGGGATTCGGAACTAGGCGTAAGCCTGAGGTGTTCGGAGGGCATCACCGACTCGCAGTCATGGGTGCGCATCGGCCTGACGAACTCATGCCTGTCCAGTTCCACACGGACATTCACACGGCACAGAAGTCCGGGGACTACCGATGAGCCGCCTGGACGGTAAGCGTGGCCGCTTCAACGTCAACTACGAGACCAACGAGATCAACAGCGGGCTCAAGAGTTGGGGCTTCTCCAACGTGGGCGACACCGTTGACTGGTATCGCTTCCGGGCCGATCTTTCTGAGGTACACGATGTCTACGACGAGGGCACCGGGGTAGGGCGAGTCTACGACGGGCCGATCTCCATCCCTGTCCTGCACGCTACCCACAGTGAGGGTGCGAACGAGGACACCGATATCGGCTTCTACTTCACCGATGACCTACACGTCACCGCCTCCTACGCGGTCATGCGTGCGGCCGGATTCATCGACCTGGACCAGAACACCTACAAGTACCTCAAGGACCGCTTCGTCTATGACGGGAAGGTCTTCCGGGTCCTGCATATCCAGGTCCTGGGCCAGATCCAACAGCGAGACATCATCGTTGGGATCGACGCCTCCCACGTCAAGCCGGACGAGATGGTCAACGACCAGCAATTCGCCAGGTGGAATACGTAACTTGCGTGTGGTTCATGGGATCCTGGCAATGCGAAAGACAACTGCCCATATCACGAACCCAGCGAGGCTATCATGGCCGATTCTCGGCATGACCGCTACGGTGCAAGCACCGTAGACTTGGCGTCCGTCCGTGAGTTCGTGATTGGCTTTCAGGCAGCCGATGCCCAGCGTAAAAAGGATGCCCACCGGGCAATCCGTACCGGTCTACTGACCGCTGGTGCTGTCGTCGCACTCCAAATCCTTCACAGCCGGAAGAAGTAACATGCCCTGGCTGCTGAATGAGGACGAGGCTGTCAAGAAGAAGTTCCAAGGCCTTACTGTGCGGGACTCTACGAGCCCTACGTCAGGACGTCCGGTCACTGTGCGGTGGAGACTGCCGGAGACCGAACTTGCTGACGCTACCTTCCCCATGATTGTTCTTGAGCATCTTGGGCCGTCGGTGGCACACGACCGGGAGCACCGGGGATACACGAACCTTCCCTACGCCCCTGAGGGACTGACTCCTCTGTCAGATGCCTCTGACCCCCGGACGAGCCCCTACTGGGCTGAGTTTCCTATCCCGTACAACCTCGACTATCAGGTCTCCACGTACTGCCGTAAGGCTACGCAGGACATCGAGTTGCGCGGGAAATTGGCCAACGAGAACTACATCCATCCTCGGGACGGATTCCTCATCGTTCCCCAGGACAGCACGATCCGGCGCTTGGACCTCATCGGAGGCCCGGAGCCGGTGGCAGAGAAAGACAGCGACGGTAAGCGGATCTTCCGGAGCATCTACACGATTCGGATCTCCTCTGAACTTCTCCCGTCCGAGATTGACACGTACCAGGAGGCCCTCAGTGTGGGTCTTCGGATCACTGACTCGTTGAACGAATACGCCTCATGACTCGTGACCCTCAGTCACCCCCGCTATAAGGAGTAAGAATGCCTACTTACAAGAGGCCTGGCGTATACGTCACCGAGAGTCTGGCCCCTCTCACTCAGGCCGTCAGCGCGCCCGGTGATGCGGTTGCTGCGTTCGTCGGTGGCCACAGTGCTGGTCCGGCCGACGTCACCCTGGTGTCGAGTTGGTCCCAGTTCGTGCAGGCCTACAACGGCTTCGGCGATGGCTCCAGCCTGCTGCCCTTCGCTGTCTACCAGTACTTCAACAACGGTGGACGCCAGTGCTACGTGCAGCGTGCTATCGCGGCTGACGCTACGGGTTCCGTTCTGAACCTGCCGGATCGTGGCACCAAGGGTGGCACTATCAGCAACGTCCTGGCAGTAGCCAGCACGACCAAGTTGGCAACGATCACGACGTCTGCTGCGCATAACCTCGTGGTTGGGGACACGGCCATCGTCGCAGCGGTGGGCAACCCCATCCTGAACGGGGCCTGGCTCGTCACAGGGGTTACTTCCACGACCTTCTCGTTCGTATGGAACGGCGCTGCGATCACTACGGTCGCGGACACCGGTACGGTCAAGGCCGGATCCCTCGGGATCACTTCGCAGGCTCTCGGTGCCTACAGCAACGGGCTCTACGTCGACATCAACGACAGCGGGCTGACCGGCTCTGGTCGGTTCGACATCGTGGTCTACAACGGTGGCAGCACTCCCGCCAACGTCGTGGAGACGTTCCTGAACCTGTCGCTGGACCCGGTTGACCCCCGCAACGCGGTTGCCCTGATCAACTCCCCGACAGTCGGCTCCCAGTGGGTCACCCTGACCTCGTATGTCAATGGGGCGTACACCAGCACCAACAACCCTGTCGCTACCTCCGCTGGTGCCCTGACTGGTGGCAGCGATGGTACCGACTCACTCGACCTTGCGGCTGCGGTTCAGTTGCTGGACTCGATCGAGGACATCCTGGTCCTGAACGTTCCGGGTTCCT